CGCTGTTGTAACAAGTAACGCCCATACCGTTGCTAGTATTTTTTGCAGAAAATGGGAAACCGCCTATAACAACATAAGCGCCGCTGGCATTGGTTGGATAGGTAACCCATCCAAAAAAAGTTATTTGGCGGCCTACTCTAGTGTAAGTTGCACTAGTAACTGTAAGAGTTAATCCTGCGCCGCTTGCATCAGTAGGAGACCAAGTGCCTTCTTCATACCAAGTCAAATTTTGGCTTGTCATCCCCGATGCGGGAGTATTGGCTGAAAAAAGAACACCATTGCCAGCACTACCAACAACAAAGTTACCTTGATTGGCTGTTGTTCCGTTATAAGGATGAAAAGTTGTTGTTTCTAAAGTTGTATTGCTATCGTTTGTCGTAGATATAGACGCCCAACTACGATTAGTATTTTGGTAAATGTTCCAAAAATTTAACGCAGTATTTGAACTGCCGTAAGTAAGACCACGTTCTTCTGTTGGCGTACCAGTTGAGCCAGCAGAAACAGTTGCTCTGTTAAACACCCCATTTGTAGCGTTCCAACCAAGCGCCGATGGAGTTCTACCAGCAGTCAAGTTTGTCACGCTTACGCTGTCAGTTGTCCCCGACTGATTCAGCGGCAAAATCTCACTACCCGATAATGGGGTAGATGCTGAACTTAAACCTGAGATTTTGGTATTAGCCATGTTTATTGCAAGCTAACTTGAATGTTAATAGACATTGCAGATGTGCTAGGGATAGCAACATAAAAGTTGTTATCAGGATATTGCACAGAAGTTACATAAGGAACTGAAGTTGCTGGATTGGCACAATTAACATTTAGCGTTGTGATTGAATATCCTGATGGGGGTGTCAATGTAAAAATGATACCGCCGCTTGTTGACGCAGGGACAAAGTTGTATGTCAACTCATAAGTTTGCGTTAACGTAGAAATAAGAGTTGCGGTATTTAAAGTAAGTGTTCCTGTTGTGCCGGTTGTTTGCGCTAAAGTTGGCGCAGCAGGGACAGGGCCAGCACCAATCACTTGTTTTTGACCCGAACCGATTAGTGTCCAAGACCCAGGATTATTTATAAAAATGTTGTTTGTGCTATAAGCACTTGGAATATTTATCGAACCAGAAAAACCACTAAAGTAATTTCCAATAATTGTGTTAGAAGCTGGAGAAGTCCCGCCAGAAGTTACATTAACAAAAGTAATGGGAGTAACAGCAACATTTTCAATCCAGTTGCCAATAATTGTTCCATTAGTGCCAAGACTAATACCGTAATTGGCTGTTGATTCAATATGATTATTTATTACTTCGTAATTTTCAATGTTTTGCAAATCAAACGCTTGGTTCATGTTTGAATTAGCATAAATCCAAGAATCACGAATTTGTAATATGTTTGTGTTAGTTAAATAAGTTCCAGTATTTTGTCCTTGAACTACAAAGCCTGGGCCAACTTGTCCTGTAACTTGTATTCCTTCAAATACTTGTTGGTAAGTCAATTGAGGCGAAGCAGACGTTCTAAACATAATGCCGCATGACCCAGAGCCATTAGACAAAAATTGAATACGTTGCCAAAATGATTGGCAAAATCCAATAGTATCTATTGCGATATGGTTTAAATTGGAATAAGAACCAGAAGCATTAGCTTTAACGCTAAAGTCTGAAAATCTGTTGCCAATAGATGCGTTGTTAGCAATGGCTCTGCTAGACATAATAACAGGTTCAGTTGGGCTATTCATTAATAGAATAGTTGAACCCATACCGCTACCAATAAAGTTTATTACATTTTGTGGCACTCCACCACCATGCGTTGGGAAAATTAAACTGTCAACCAAATAAGTGCCAGGGGGCAAATTGATTGTTCCGCCAGATAAAGCAATTGCGTTAATAGCAGCTTGAATAGCCGCTGTGTCGTTGGTAGTTCCATTACCAGTAGCGCCAAAATCCATGACGCTAACAGACTGCTGCAACTTAGCTTGAACCGTAGTGGTTACTGCGCCTGTACCGCCTTCGTTGTAAGTAATTGCTGAGGCATTAGTGATTGTTGAGCCAGTAGCTGGCACAGCGGTAATAAAGTCAACAATTGCGCCAACATTCAAACCAGTAGTAAATGTCACCACAGTTGCTGATGTTTCTACATAGTTTTGTCCAACGATCTGCTTCAATCCATTGACGTAAACAGCCAAGTTGTTAACGCCAGGGATGTATTGCATCGTGGTCAGCGTGAACACAGTCTGACCAGATGTAGCTACAAAGGTTTGCTCTTGCAGCGAGTAAGCTACATAGCCAGAATTGATGCCAAGGATGTTGTCCCATGAGCCAATCTGCACACCAGCAGAGGTTTGAAGCACAAACTTGTAAGACACGCCACCAGACAGCCAGATTTCGCCTGGCACACGACCAGAAGCGTCCAAAACGATTGGGTTTGGCTGTTGAATATTGCCGCTGGTGCTGGTAAACGTAGGCGCTTGAGTGGTCGTGCCAGCCAAGTAAGAATAAAGCAGACCGCCAGCTAAAGGATTGCCGTTATTGTCAAAGAATTGCCCTGCTACGCCGCCAATGGGTGATAAATAAACCATTTTTCTTCCTAAATGTTAGGGGTAAAAACTTGAGGCAACCAAGGAGCAACAACGGGTTTGTGTGCTTCTAATGCTTTAAGCTGTTCCTCTAGCCTAGATTTTATGTGGCAAACGCCATCTTTAACAGCCTCTTGCTCAATCCAACCAGCAACCATTTCCTCTGATACTTGCTCAAAAGGAACTTTGATCTTTGGCTCATTAAACCACCAGTTTCCTTCAGTTTCAACCGACAAATTATCGTCAGTCAGCACACATTTGTAATGTGCATGGGTGATTAGCCCATCAGTAGCTGAAATCTTAGAAATAGACCATTTGTAGTTCATGTTAGTTCAGCAAAAGGATGTTATTCGGGATGTATTCGACCAAAACCCAGTTTGTGCCATTAGAAACCAAGGTGCATTTGTCACCAGCAATAGCGTTCAAAATGGCTGTGCCAGCAGAGCCACCAGCAATCGGCACAACATTAGAAGATGCCGAAACCACCGTGTAGGCTTGGTAATTGATGATATTCAACACACGGCCCGAATAGCTGGATGCTGTGGGCAATGTCAGCGTCAGAGTGCCAGCATAGTTGTTGATAACCCAAATGTCAGTCGCCGCCACAGAATAAGTGCTTGCAGCCACCGTGACAGGGGCAGAGCCAACCAGTAACCCGCTGAACTGAGTTGCGGTCAATGTGCCAGTAGAAGGCACAAAAGACAGCTTGGTCGAGCTAGTCGTTGCGGGATTATTGCCCGTAGATGCCGCCGACAGAACTGGATACCAAGTTGAGCTAGAACTGGTGTTGTCTGTGATCGCTACGTTGTTTGCATTAGTCGCCGTTGTCGCAGTCGTGGCAGTTGACGCATTGCCCGTCAAAGCGCCCACAAAAGTGGTCGATGTAACGCTGGTCAGCCCTGCAATCGTTGTAGCAGTTCCACCAAGGCTGATAGCCGTTGAACCAACGGTGATTGATGAGTTGTTAAGGGCAGAGTTAGGGATGCTGGTTAAAGATGCGCCAGAGCCGCTAAAAACCGTTGCTGTCAGCGTTCCAGTAGAAGGATTAAACTGATACTTGGTCGAGCTTGTATATTCAGTTGTCAGATTGCCGCTAGTGGTAGCCGCAAACAATGGATAACGGGTTGCGTTAGTGGTCGTATCGTCTGTGACCGTAGCGTAAGCCGTGGGCGTTGACCAAGTAGGCGCACCAGAGCCGTTAGAGGTCAGCACTTGGCCTGTCGTCCCCGCTGCCGAAATAGCCAAAGCAGAAGCGCCGGAATAGACCACGCCACCAGCAACAGCGGTCAAAGCTGCATTTGTGCCACCATAAAGCAAACCAACAGCGTTGCCGTTCCAAGTGCCGTTTGTATAAGAGCCAGCCCATGAAAGCGTATTGGTTGACCAAGAAGCATTGGAAGGAATAGCGTTGTGATAATCCCAAGTGCCAGCAGCAATTGAGTTGCTCAACAAAACAACCGTGGCATAAGCACCCGATTGAATCGTCACAACAGTCGTGGCCGAGTTGTTTTGAACAACAATGGTTCCCGAAGACTGATTGTTGTTGAACGTAAAAGTCGCGCCAGCGGGTAGCGTGGTCGCATTGGGCAGTTGAATTGTTTGACCGCCAGAACCCGTTATGGCCCAATTTTGAACCGATGCCGCTGTTAGAACAATCGTTGTTCCGCTTGCAGCTTGAGTTGTATACCCTTCAAACAAGCAATTAGTGGTCACGTTGCCATTTGAATCACGCAGAACAACCGAATTAGCGCCGCTGGACGATGTAACCCCAGTCCCGCCGTTAGCCACCGCCAGAGTGCCAGACAGCGTAATAGCGCCAGCAGTCGCAGAAGAAGGCGTTAAACCCGTTGTGCCGCCGCTAAACGTAGAGACAAAGTTGCCAGTAAGAACAGATGTAGGAATGGTCGTAGAGGCCGTAAACGCCCCAGTTCCATTGCCATACACATAACCCGTCAGCGTAGTAGCGCCTGTGCCGCCATTAGCTACATTGAGTGTGCCGCCAAGCGTTACAGCGCCTATCGTAGCCGTAGTAGGCGTAAACCCTGTTGTGCCAGCCGAGAAGCTAAGAACGCCAGTATTGGCAATCGTTACTGCGGTTGAGCCGTTAAAAGAGGAACCAGATAGTCCAGTACCAATAGTAAGGGCGTTGGGAGTTTGGGCAGTAATCGTTCCGCTGCCACCCAGAGAAACGCTAACACCATTGAACGTAACGCTAGAGTTCGCCAAGGAACTATTGGGTATCGCCGCATTGATCTGGCTCGGTGCAATACTAATCGAGGTAGAACCAGCCGATGTTAGCTGACCCTGTGCGTTGACAGTAAAAGTGCCAACACTAGACGCAGAGCCGTAAGAGCCAGCCGACACCCCTGTGTTGGTAATGCTAAACGTGTAAGAACTAAGGGTTAACCCTGTGCCAGCAAAATAACCCACAGAACTGGCAAGCTGCGACCAAGTAATTGGTGTCGTTCCAAGCGTTCCAGATGTAGGGATTGTGCAAGCCCAACCAGTATTTTGTTGAGTTGAGCCGTTTTGAATAAAGATAAATGCCGAAACCAACGAGGCGTAAGTAGCGCAATCAGTTGAACGTGACCAAGCGCCAGAAGCTGCGACATAAACGCCATTATTAGCTTGATTAGACTGATTTTTAACAAGAACTCGGTCGCCAGCTAGGGTAGTGTAGCCATCAATTGTTTGGAGGCCAGAAAGCGTGATATTGACCGTTGTAGCGCATTGGGCTTCAGCTTTGATCTGATAGCCTTGAGCCACCATATCAACATATGATTTATTAACAATATCTGTCGGGCTTGCTGGAGTATTAGCCACAGTTCCCGATGTCGTAGCCATTGTGGTGAAAGTAGCAGCAGCAGGGACAGAACCACCAATAACTGAGCTATTGATAGTGGAATTTGTGATTGTCAGACCCGATTGAACAGGGTTGACAGAAGCATAAAAGGGCTGACCCTGACCGATAAATGTATTAAACGAATTATCCAAATTGAACAGAGCTTGAACGGGCAAGATGTTCTGGTCAACGGTCTTATTAGGGCCAGCCATTTTCTTCCTTACGATTGGTCAACCGTTGGAGTAACGTAAACCAAGTTAGTGCCAGAGGAGGCAATTGCGGTTACATACACGGGATATTGCATATTAACAGCAGGGACAGCGATCAAAATCGGCGTTGTCATTCCCGCTGGCAATACGAAATCACCAAATGTACCGTCTGTGGGAAGTTTTGCGGCATCACTTGAAATAGTGCTGAATTTAATTGCTACAGTAGCTGTACCAGTATTGGTGCAAGCCACAAAGTTAATCAAATCTGGCGTATTCGAGGTCAGCGCAACAGCAGAGTGGGCGCTAGTACCAACGGACAAGCCGAGGGTAAGCCCACCAAGTCTGAAAGCAGACGTGTTTGCCATGTTAGACAGCCGTTACAGGTGCTGGGCCTTCCAAGCGGGTGACTTGGATGGTGTAAACGCCAGTAGAGGGAGTAACAGAAGCAGCAGTTACGTTAGCAAACTGGATGGTCAAAACACCAGCAGCCAAGCAATCAGCTTCAGCGACCACGATGCCAGCGATCTGCGTACCATTCAGACCCAGAACGACAACGATGTCAGTCGTTTGCAGACCAGGCACAGAGAAGGTTTGAGCAGCGGTAGTGTTAGCAGCAACACCAACGGGAGCCAGAGTAGGCTGAATGTAGAAAGTTTCGTGGGAATTGCCACGGGTGATTGTCGTAGATGACATAGGAATTCCTTTGCAAAAGGTTAGTTAATTGTAGCTTTAAAAGCAGAAAAAGCCATCTTTTTTAGGGATGGCCTTTCCTTACTTCACGTCAGATTACAGCAAGGGGGTGCTGAAATCGTAGCAGTAAACGTACACGTCAAAGGTAGCGCCAGCCACGGGAGTGGTCAGAGCAGTCACGTTGACATACAGCGTTTGTGTGGTCAAAGCAGTAGTTTGTGCGGAAGGAGAAGTCACAGACACGCCGTTGACAGAAGTCAAGTTAGCGATAGTGACAGAACCGTACAAGCTAGAACCGCCGCTGGTAGTGGAAATGCCCACAGCCAAACCAGTTGTAGTACCGACAGCAGCGCCATTGGCGTTCATGTTGGTAACAATCAGGGATTGGGGCAAGAACACGCCAGTATTGATGACGGGAACTGCATAGTTAGCAGAAGTATTAGCACTCACGTTAGTCAGAGTTGCAACCAAACGCAAGGCTTGGTTAGTCAACACATTCTGTGGGTGAGCCGATACTGTGGTTGATGGGCCTGGATTTGCCATTTTGAATATCCTTTCTTAATTAAGCTGCTACACGGCAAGCGAGTTCGGGGTACAGGGGAGCCCAGCCATACAACACGTCCAAACGGGTAGGAATGGAGTCATTGTTGATGGTGTATTGACGAACCACACGCATGGACAAACCAACTTCCTTATCGGAAGCACGACCAGCGAAATGAACTCCATCAGGCAATTCCAAGTCAGCCACAGCCAAGGTATAAGCATTACGGTGCATCATGATGTTCTGGGGTGAAGTCACGCCAGTATTGTTGAAGGCCGTAATGTTGGGGCTGTTGTAGCTGGTCACTT